TTCCCCCCATCTCCACGAGTAGTCCCGGAACTTCGTTGAAGTTCCGGGACTTTTCCTTTGTTTCCAACGGTTTGGCGGAATTGCTGTTGAGTGCAGGAGTGAGCAGGAAGTAGCATAAGTGAGCATAAAAAAGCCCCCAATACGCCCCCACCAACGCCCCCAATGGCGCCCCCACCCAAGGAGACCCGATGGCGAAAAAACTACCCGCTGGAATCGAATGGGATTCGGCGCGATCGAAATATAGAGTCACGGTCTATGTAAATGGAAAGAGATATCGTCTAGGGCGATTTGACACCCTGACGGACGCGAAAGCCGCTGCGACGATCGCGAAGGCTGACATCGCCCGAGGAATCTTCATCCCACCCTCTCAGCGTAGGGCTGATGCGAAGCTTCAAGCCGCCGAGACAGGCAAAGACCTAATCACTGTCTCTCAGCTCGCCGATGACTGGATAAGAGATCTAGCCGAGCAGGTAGAGTCCGGAATGAGGAAACAATCAACACTGCGAGAATATAAGAGTGTCCTCGACCTCCATGTCCTCCCGGCGCTTGGCTCGCATCGCGTCCGCGAGATTACGCCCCAAGACGTACAGGCACTAGCAGATAAAGCGCGAACGCCCGCGGTTAGGACGAAGATTATCGCGAGTCTCCGGCGCCTATCTAATCTCGCAATCGAGCGTGAGATCATCTCTGTCTCGCCTGTGAAACTGAAACAGTCTAAGCCGAAGCCGTCGGCGCTTGGGGTAGGGCAGATTGCTTCGCCTCAGCAGGTCGCTGCCCTGGCCGAAGCGATGCCAGTGCAGCTCCGTCTTTCTGTGCTCCTCGCGGCTTGGTGCTCGCTGCGGCAGGGCGAGACTCTCGGACTTCAGCGAGGAGACTTTCTTGATCTTGAGGGGAAGAATCCGAGGCTCCGCGTGGCGAGGCAGTGGAATCAAAAGATGACGCCGCCCGGGTATACGTCCCCGAAGAATGGGCAGGCGCGGATGGTCGCGCTGCCTCACGCTTTGATCCCCGCGATTCGTGAGCATCTCGATATGTACGTGGGGAGAAAAGCCTCGTCGCCAGTCTTCCCCTCTCCCTACGATCCGAGTAAGCCTCTCTCGCAGACTAATCACAATCTCGTCTGGCACCGCGCCCGCGAAGCCGTCGGGCTGCCCGCTTTCCGCTTTCACGACCTACGGCACACCGGACTCACGCTGTACGCGCAGCAGGGCGCGACACTCGCCGAGATCATGGAGCGCGGCGGGCACAGCGATGTCGAGGTCGCGATGCGCTATCAGCATGCAGCGGAAGACCGAGCGCGCAGACTAGCCGACAGCCTCCCCGTCGAGCTATAAGAAAAGGTCCCGATCAGTCTCCATACTGGCCGGAACCTTCTTCTATCTGCTCACTCGCGGGGAGGTTCCTCTCGTTATGCTTCTATGTGGCGTATCACACATAGATATATGTGTTCATGGGGTAGACACCTACTGTACACCATGTGTACAGTAGGTGTCATGAGGGAGAGAAAAGCTCCCCTCCCACTCGAAGGAGAAACCGAAATGGCTGAGATCACCGCCTACCGCGTACAGGACCAGCTCTTCGGCATCGGCGACCTCCTCGACACGGAGCGTATGAGCTTCGCGATGAGTGGAGACGATGAGCTGGCTCGCCGCGGCGTCTCTTGCATCGAAGACCTCCCCAGCCTCGCAGCGTACATCGCAGTCATGGGCATCGAAGCAAATGTCCCCGCGCTCGTCCGCGTGACCGGAGTCCTTTCGGAAGATACTCCTGTCGACGAGGAGTACGGCGAGGTCCTCCTCATCGCTTCCGACGCCGAGATCGTCACCGACGACGAAGCATTCTTCTCTCTCGTCGGCGATCTCTTCGACCTCTACTACGAGAAGGGCCTCAGCTTCGAGGACCTCCGCGAAATCGCCTCCGGCCGCATCTGACCCACACGATCCCACTAGAAAGGCCCCTACAATGACCACCTACACAGCTTCTGACGTCCGCGCCTGGTACGGCGATTTCGCAGCAGACCTGACCGACGACCAGATCGATGCGATCGCATCCGCGTGGGAGACAATCAGCGAAGTGACCGCAGCTTTCTACGAAGACTGCAGCGCTGACGATCTCGCTTCCCTCGTCGAGGATCCGGATATCGTCGCTGCGCAGATCATTGACGGCACCGTGACTCTCGAAGAGATGGTGGAGCGCGAAAAGCGCGCTGCCCGCGCGCTCGCCTCCGCGCGCACCGCAACCGCAGCCGCGATGATTGCCTCGGTTGCCGCGGGCATGGACGTCGCCGAGGTCGCTCGTCGCGCCGAGATGTCTCGCACGACGATATATAAGCGTCTCGACACCCTCGCTCTCGAAGCATAGGGCAGCGTCAAAAGGAAGATTTCTTATGACTACGAAAACAGCCCGGCGCGTGGTCCTGATGTCAATCCACCCCCGCTACGCTCACGCGATCCTCGATGGTCGCAAGACCATCGAATTTCGCAAGCGCCCTCTCGCCTCCGATGTCTCACACGTCGTCGTCTACTCCACTGTTCCCGATCAAAAAATCCTCGGATACTTCGAAATCGACAAGCAGGTCGAGCTTCCTCTCCGCGACATGTGGGAGCAATACGGGGACCGGGGAATCATCGAAAAGGAACTCTTCTTCTCCTACTACGAGGGCCGTGAATCAGCCACGGGGATCCTCGTTAAGAGAGTATTCCGATGCGAGCAGCCGCGCGCTTTATGCGATATCGACGTGAAAACAGCACCCCAAAGCTTCCAATACCTCTCCAAGGAGGCGCTGCAGGTTATCGCTTGATGCCCCTGTGAGATAAATAGCCGTTGCAAGCTAGAGTTTGTTTTAGCTTGCAGCGGTGCGGTCGCAGGCATCGAGACCCCACGACGCCAAATCGACATCTGCGCCTAAAATGTCGGCCAGCTCGCTCAGAGAAGAGCAGCGTGTGCGCTCGCGGCTGACAGTGTCAGGGTCGAGAAGTAGCCGTGCAGCTAGTCGGTTAGCGCGCAGCTCTCCGCGTGCGTCTTGACATGATGTATGGCCGAGCAGGACGTGAGCTAGCTCGTGAGCGAGCGTTGATCGCTCGACCGAAGGTCTTAATCCGGCTCTGATCCAGATATGTCTTCCGTCGGTCGCTCCCAGCGCTCCGGCAAGAGCTTTCGTATAGGACACGGGGGTCCCCATAGTCTCGGCCAGTAGATAGGGGTCTATGGGACCTTGTAGATTCTTCGCGCCCGCCTCAAGCGCGCTCCTCCACTCCTCTTCATTGAATCGTTTAAGCACGCATTGAGGATAATCTCAGATAAGGTCGTTTCCAGAAAGTTTCCTGAACAACAAACGTGGTGTCAGCCACACGCTACACCTACTCCTGAGACTCCTCGCCAAGACTGTCAAGAAAAGCTTCTTCCCGCGACTCTGGAGAATCGTCCACACGCCTCGCTGCGAGTGAGACCTCCCAATCATCAGGCAGCGGCAGGCCCACATCTGAGCCTGTAGCGGCTCGCATCTCGGCCTCGGCTAGAAGCTGCCCTGGCTCCAAGCCGAGCAGCGCGGACAGCTGCAAAAGCTCGGACACGGTCATCGCGCTCGAGGCATCCAAAATCGCCGCGACACGCGGACGCGAAATCGAAAGTTCGCGCGAAATGCGAGCCTGCGAAAATCCAGCCTCTGTAAACCGGACATTAAGCAATGAAGCCAATTCCGCGGCTTCCGGAGCAACTTCAAGAGGGCGTTTTCCCATGCCTCAAATAGTGCCACACATGCAGTAATTATGGCAAGACTTGACGATGCAGTAATTACTGCATACTATTGCCCACATGGATGCAGTAATTACAGCAGGTATCGAAGAGGCCCTCGCCAGCGAAGTCCGTGCCGAGGCCGCACGACAACGCCTCGCAGGAACCGCAATCGCCGAGCACCTCGGCTACACCAAACAAACAATCTCCCAAAAACTCAACGGGAAAACCGCCATCACAGTCGAAGATCTCTTCGCAATCGCCAAGCTCCTACACGTCCCAGCCGCCGAAATCTTCCGCAGAGCCGAAGAAAGCCTCACAACGGCAGCACTAACTCGCGGGGGTGACGCAGCATGACAAAGATCATCGAGACCGACAACCCACGCGATCTCGTCGAGGCTTCTTTGACGATGTGTATCCAGCACGTGACAGTCACGATCGGACTCTTGGGATCCCCCGTCGCAGTGATGACACTGCCAGCCGACCTCATCCAATCCACACAGAAGCAGCTTCTTGAAGCACAGCTCGCGCTAGTCGCCGAACTCCAAAACCTCACGCAGCGCGCAGCAAACGGCCTGACCACACGCAGCGACAACTCCAAGGGAGCCTCAAAATGACCCCCAAATACGTCTCACCGCAGCAAGCCGCCGAACTGACATCGCTGTCAGTCTGGACCATCCGTCGCCGCATCGCCGACGGCCAGATCCGCAACTGCCGCCGAACCGGCAAACGGATCCTCATCCCCATCGACCAACTCGAGCGCATCGGCAAGCCTCTCGCCACAGCGCAGTCCCTGAGAGGAAGTGCAGCGTGACCCTCCCAATCCCCAACTGCGAAACCGCCGACCTCGATACACAAGACCTCGGCGACGACTACGCGATCCAAGACAAAGACAGCGGCGTCATCCTCCTCATGGCCTCACACGTAGATCTGGAGATCTGAGCAATGAAACCCACACTCTCGCAATTCGGGCAGCACATGCGCCTCTCTTTCGCGATCACGCTCCTCGCAATCGCGCTCCTCCTATCCCTCGCACTCTGGGCACCCGACAACCAAACCGGAATCTCCCTCTGGTGGGCGCTCGCGGCCATTGTCAGTGCTGCGCAGGCATCTCTCATGATGCGAGCGCACTTTGCAGAGACAGATACCCGAGGAGATCAACGATGAATCCGAATCAAGCTCTTTCCGTCCTTGTACGCGATTGGATGAAGCGCCAGAAGCTCTGCACGCGAACCGCTGCGAAGCGTCTCGGGATGTCAGAGATGAGCCTTTGGCGACGCCTCCACGGTCATCGCCAGTGGCGCGCAGACGACCTGCAGCGCCTGTGCTACGAGGGGATCCGCATCCCGCACGAGATTTTCTATGCTCTCGTCGACGAGGAGGACATCTACGCATGAGCGAGCAGAAGAGCGTCGGAGAGTGGATGGAAGACGCACTCTGCAGGCGTCTTGGCCTGCCGACGGACATTTTTTTCGAGGGGCCGACGTATGACCCCATCACCGCCAAGCAGGCGTGCAGGAATTGCCCGGTCTGCCGCGAGTGTCTCGAGTATCAGCTTCGTTACGAGGCGCGCGGTACTGCGCAGACTGCGGGAATTTTCGGATGCCTGACCGCGGATCAGCGAGGCCCTCTGCGTAAAAAACTCCGGGAAGCAATGAAAGAAGCAAGAAAGGAAAAGCTCTCATGAGCCGCGGGAAAGTCTACATCTCAGGCCCTATTACCGGGATCGACTTCGGTAATCGCTTCGCTTTCATGGCCGCGCGCTGTGGGTTGGAGCTATGCGGGTACGAGGTTGTCGATCCGAGCGAGGTCAAGCTCGACGACGATGCATCGTGGGCTGATTACATGAAGGCGGATCTCAAGCTGCTTCTCGACTGCGACTTTATCTTCATGCTCGAGGGGTGGGAAGACTCCAAGGGCGCGCGTCTCGAGCGCGAGCTCGCAGAGCGTCTCGGGATTGAGCAGGTCGACATCGATCAAGAGCGTGAGCGCCTGCTTGCCATGCCGCTTCGATCGGTCGCCGATGCTCTCGTCAAAACTTTCAAAGAGAAGGGGGCCGCGGAATGAGCGGAGAAACTGTCATTACGATCGTCGGTAATTTGACCGCTGATCCGGAGCTGCGTTGGACGCAGAGCGGAAGCCCGGTGGCTTCGTTCACGATCGCGTCGACTCCTCGCTCGTTTGATCGTCAGTCGGGCGAGTGGAAGGACGGGGAGACCTTGTTCATGCGCTGCACCGCGTGGCGCGAAATGGCTGAAAACATCGCAGAGACGCTCCGCAAGGGCGCTCGCGCTATGGTTCGCGGTCGACTCGTGCAGCGCTCTTTCGAGACCCGTGAAGGCGATCGTCGCACTGTCGTCGAGATGCAGGCCGACGAGGTCGGCGTCTCGCTACGTCACGCTCGTGCGCAGGTGACGCGCACTGGAGGCCAAGGCCATCAGGGACAGGCTGCCGCGGCCTCGAGCTTCGCTCCCGTTTCCGGGGAGCAGGAATCGTCTACCGGCTCGGATCCGTGGGCAGACACGTTGATGCCCGATGATCCTCCCTTCTAAAGCGCAAAGGAGCGCAGGAAATGCTGGAAACTCTTTACCTCGTCATCCCTAAAGGCCAGTGGATTACCGCGAATCTGCGATTGCATCCGATGGCTCGTGCTAAGCGCGTGCGCGCGCTGCGCAGGCGCACAGCGCTCGAGGCGCGCAAATCAGCGATCTTCTCTTTCGACGGACGGGTCCGTATCACAGCGAAGATCTACGCGCGATCCGCGCGCCGATTCGACCCCAATAACGCTGCGGACACGACGAAAGCGATGGTCGACGGACTACGCGACGCAGGCGTCCTCGTAGATGACGATCACACTCACGTCATCGGGCCTGATCACAGGTGGGCGGGCGTCGACCGCGATCTCCCTGTCGGCTCTCACGCGATCGAGCTGATCATCACCGAGGCGGCAAGCGATGACTAAGAAGAATGATCGCGTCTGCCCGGAGTGCGGGGAAAAGGTCGGCGCAGGGATCGTCAGGCATCCCCGATGCTTCCAAGACGCACTGGAAAAGCGGCTCGGGCCTGTGCCCAAAGCGAAGCTCGTGCCAGGGCGAATGTACCTACTGAACGGGGGACGGAGGTGAGGCAGGTGGAAGTCAAGCGCGATCCGCACGCTCCCAAGATTTGCGAATCGTGCGGGGGCGTCATCAATCCAATCACAGGCGAGTGCAGATGCAGCGACTAGCAGAAAGACCCAGAAGAGAGGAGGAAGCCAGATGTCATGGGTACGAGTCAGCGACGACGCGATGTCTCATCCACGTCTAATCGACGTGTATGAGGTAGAGGAAGGCTCGCAGACCAATCGACTTGAGATCTTCGGCTTCCTCATGGGGCTTTCGACTTACTCTGCGAAGCAACTGACAGACGGAATCGTCGGCAGGGGCGTGGCCTACAGTCTCACGTCTCCCGATCGCGCCGAGCTGCTCCTGCGCGTCTGTGAGGCCCTCGATCTGATCGAATGGGTCGAGGTCGGCGGACAGCGGAAGATCAAGCTCTTCACATCCGAGGATTTCATTCACCTACTGTCTAAAGCCGAGGTCGAAGCGCGTCGCAATCGCAGCCGTGAGAATCGAGATCCGAAGCTCAAGAGCGCAGTGATCTACCGCGACGGCGACATCTGCCGTTACTGCGGTGTTCCCGTCCGTTGGACGGGGCCGATCGGCTTCAGCTCCGGCACTCTCGACCACGTCGACCCGACGTCAGTCGGATCAGCAACCGTCGACAAGCTCGTCGTCTCCTGCCACAAGTGCAATAGCTCGAGGCAGGATGCGCGGGCCGAATTCGACGAAGCCAATCCGCTCCGCGAGGTCCCCGCCGAGCCTTATTACAGTCAGTGGTCGGCAGAATTCCTCAATCGCAACGGCTACGAGGTCCAGCCTTCCTCGGAACCGCCCAAGCCCATCTCCTCAGACACGCAGACGTCTTGCGTCGTCCCGGGAAAGGCCACGGGCGTTGATCCGGAAGGCGCAGAGCGCGCACAAGCGAGGCGCAGGGTTGATCCCGGCGAGACTGATCATCTCGCGTCCGCGGATCCTCACGCCACGCCAAGCGGCGCTCCCTCAGCCGTAGAGGTTGATCCCGGCGAGATCGATCATCTCGCGTCCGCGGATCCCTCACTCGAGTACAGGGAGCTTCTGCCGCCACCGACTGTGAGTTCGTACTTAATCCGGACTCGGTCCGAACTAAGTCCGAACTCTGATCCTCGCATGAGGGGTATCAGAGAGGACTTCCTCGGGTCGGGTCGGGTCGGGTCGGGTAGGAACCGGGTAGAGACCGGGCAGAGACCGGGCAGAGACCGGGCAGGGGAAGCCCAGCCTTCCCCACAGCACAAGCCAAGACGTAGCAGACGTAAGAGGAAGAAGTGACCTCATGGGTGAATTCTGCCCAATTACAGGAGAACCTCTGCAGCCAGGGCAAACGGTAAGCAGGGGAGCAGTGAACAAGTTTCACACCTACATCAAGACACTCCCGTCCCTGATGAATGACGTCGCTTACGCGATCGCAGCAGCTCGAGGAGACGGAGGAGGAGCACAGGCATGCATGCCTAAAGCTCCGATTAATCTCGCTCTTCTTGACGAAGCGGCAGAGATGACCGACGCGATCAATACATGGGCAGTCGAATGGCTGACACACCTGTCGGGCGAGGCTCCTCGAATCTTCATCGCTGGAGACTGGACCTTCATCGCGCGGATCCTCTCCTGCCAAGAAGGAAAGCTTTCCCGATGGGAAGACGCACCTGCCTGCATCGACGAGATCATCTACGTCCTCGACCGACTCGAGTATCTGATCTCAAAGCCTTCGCCGACAGAGAAGATCATGATCCGATGCGGAGCGTGCCTTCTCTTCTACTCCGTACCGGCAGTAAAGCTCTCGAGTCGATGCCCATCCTGCGGGACGCGAGTAGATACAGAGGAAGGTCGCGATCGCTGTCTCGAGGCCCTCTATGACGTACCCGTATCGCTTGGTGAGGCAGTCCTCGCCTGCCGCTTGTACGGAGTCTTCCTAAAAATCGAGACCGTCCGATCGTGGGTCAAGCGAGGTCAGGTGACCTCGACCGCGGAGACGTCGACCGGCAAGGCCCTTTTCACTCCGCGGTCAGTTGTTGAAGCTTCTTTGGAGAGGGGGCACTGAGGTGCGGGAGTTCTGGGTCCAGTCGTTCGAGATCGTTCTTCGTAATGGGGATGGGTATGAGGTCGTTTGGGCGATGCCCGATCCCATACGGTTTGCGTTAGAGCCGGAGGAGGTCCTTCGGGCCGGTCAGGCGTTTATAGACATGCTGCGTCGTGACGCGCGTGATCTGGGTATCTCGTCTGTGACGAGCTTTAAGAATGTTCAGAAAGTGGGGAAGAAATGGTAGACGCGATGGCTTGGGCTGAGCTTCGCGAGTCGCTTTGCGAGGCTTTGGACGCTTTGGAGAACGCGAAAGAGTTGATTCCTTGGGAGGACTCGCATCTTTGCCCGGAGCGCGTGTCGCTGCGGTTGCGCAGCGCATCTGGACAAGTCAGAGAGGCTTTCGCGCTTGTCGATGAAGTCCTTGAGGGAGGCGATGCAGCGTGATTCCAGTGGTTGATCTTTTCGCGGGCGCTGGTGGTTTGACTGAGGGTTTTGCTTCTTTGGTTGACGCAGATGGTGTGCCGGTTTTTCAGCCGGTCATGTCGGTTGAGAAAGACCCGGATGCTTGTGAGACGCTGCGCCTTCGCGCGTTCCTGAGTCGAATCGCTTCTGCGGAGCCAGGGCTACCGTGGGAGTATGAGCAGTTTTTACGCGATCGCGATCCGCGAGCGCTGGATTCCTTGAAGAAGCGTTTCCCGATTGCGTGGACTGGTGCTCGCTGCGAGGTTATCGAGGCTGAGCTGGGGGATGCTGATCCAGTTTTGATTGAGATGGCGCGTCTGCGTCTTGAGGCCGCATCCCCGTCTGGCGTGTGGGTTTTGGCTGGTGGGCCTCCTTGTCAGGCGTATTCGACGGCGGGACGGTCTCGGCGGAAGAATGATCCGTCGTTTGCGGATGATCCGCGGCTTCGGTTGTACAAGTCGTTTATGAAGTTTGTGCATATGCTTCGGCCTCCGGTTGTGGTCTTTGAGAATGTCGTGGGGATCTTGTCGGCTAAGGTCGATGGGGAGCCGGTGTTTTCGCGGATTGTTCGCGATTTCAGGAGCGCTGGTTATAGCGTTCGTTCGGTTGTTGATCCGTGCCCGGAGACGTCGCGTGATTACATTGTCGAGTCGGAAAAGTACGGAGTGCCGCAGGCGCGGCATCGTGTGATCTTGCTGGCTGTCCATCGTGGTCGAGGCTTGCACACGGGCGTCTTGCGTGAGCGCGAGCGATCGACTGTCCGAGATGCGCTGATCGGTTTGCCGAAGCTTCATGGAATCGTTAGCGATCCGCAGGGGGAACCTTTGCCGCGGTTTGATGAGTGGAAAGATCTTGTGCCTGAGTCGATCGCGCAGGCCGCGCGACTGGTTGGTCTCGTGCCTGATACGGTCTTGTCGGAGGCTAATGAGATCCGGCGCGGCCAGGGCAAGCTCACCGGCTGGTATCGCGGGAAGCTCAGCGGATCCAAAGCCATCGAGGGGCACGCGGCTCGCACTATCCGCGCGGAGGATATGGAGCGCTATGCGTTCTGCGCTGCCTTCGCGCAGGTGAAGGGGAAGACTCCTCGTCTTGAGGAGATGCCTCGCTGTCTGTGGCCTAAGCATGCGAACCTTGATGATGTCGACGCGGATTCGAGGCCAGCATTCAACGACAGATACTACGTGCAGGCATGGGGGAAACCATCCTCGACCGTGACGGCACACATCGCGAAAAGCGGGCATCATTTCATCCATCCGGACCCTAGGCAGCACCGGAGCTTGACGCTTCGCGAGGCCGCGCGACTCCAGACCTTCCCTGATGATTTCGTCTTCATGGGCACGAAGACTGCGCAGTTCCGGCAGGTCGGAAACGCAGTGCCTCCGCTGCTCGCGCAGCAGATCGCGCAGGTCGTCGCGAAGACCCTCGGAGTCGATGCCTTCGGATACTTCGACAGTCTCGAAGACGAAGACGGCGAGGAGGGAAAGGAAGCGCCGAAGTTGCGTGGAGTGGATATGTTCCTCGACGCGGTTTTTGAGTTCACAGACAGCATTAACGGTATGTTCATTAAAGTGGCCGAAGGCCTTGACAAGCTGGGCGCACCGCGCTAGTTTGATATCGTAGCGTTACAGCTGTAGGGAAGCCTGTCTCGAGAGATAACGAGGCAGGCTTTTCTCATACCCTCCGGGGTCCTCCCGCTTAGGTGGGGGGTGGTCTTTTTGGGTAGGGGTCTCCACATATACCCCGGGGGGTGACGCTACGATTCCGGCCCGCCGATGCGCGGGCTCGCAAGCCACACTATCGAAGTCAAGCCTTCCGACAGGAGACGGGAGGGCCTTCAATGTCACGCACGGGGACAGCTCAATACTTCCACTGGCGGAAGCGAGTCCTCACCGAGGCGAAGAACCGCGGCGTGACGCACTGCCCTTTCTGTCACTGCCTTCTCGATTACGAACACACGCGGCTTCCAAATTCCGCAGAGCCGGATCATATTCTTCCTGTCCGTTGGGGCGGAAAGAACACCATTGATAATGGCCGCGTGATCTGTCGCCGATGCAACCAATCGCGCGGATCCAACGTCGCGCCGAAGCTCTCCGAGCCGCGACGATCGTCAGTTGATGTCGATTGGTAGTCAATTCGAGGCCTTTTTAAGGCTTTTCGCTAAAAACGCGGTTGTTGGAAACGTTGAAATTCCGCGGTTTTGGGGGCACTACCCCCTCCCCCCACTCTGGACTCGCCCCCACGAGGTATAGCGAGATACCCCCCCGTTATTTCGGGCCTTGACCTCGAAAATTGGTCGAGGGGCCTGAACGGTCGGTAGGCGGTTACGTGGGGCGTCTGTGGGGTATCTGATGGTCGCGCTCGCGGCCTTTTGGCTTAAATACAGGGGAATCGGGGTGTTTTGGGTTGGCGAAGAAGAAAAAGACAGACGAAAAGAAGCCTGCTTTCGATCCCCAAGAGGCCCGGCTTCGTCTCCTCGAAACCACTCTCGTCTCGATCGAGTATGCCGACGCGGGCCAGCGTGCGCCTTTGGTTCGTGAGGCCAGGGCGCTCATCACCGATATCGCTGGAGTCAAGAAACCACAGGTGGAAGCGGAATCGGCGGAGGAGGGCAGCGCGGTTGTCAACTTCCAAGAACGACTGGCGAAACAGCGATCAGCATCCTCGGCTCCGCGTCGCCGACGGACGTCGGGCTAAAAGCTTCGGGCAACTCGCGGGCGATTTCGCCTCGCAATTTGGTTTGACGCCTGACGCTTGGCAGGACCTCGTCCTCGAGGACTGGCTCGCAGCCAATGGGCGCGACGAGTGGAAACATCCGATCGCAGGCCTGTCGCTTTCTCGCCAGAATGGCAAGAATGCGCTTTTGGAGATGCGTGAGCTTTTCGGTCTCGTCTTGCTCGGTGAGAATATTCTCCACTCGGCTCACGAGGTCAAGACCGCGCAAGCTCACTACCGGCGTTTCAAGGAGTTTTTCGGCGTCAAAGCCAACGACGAAAATGCTCGCTATCCCGAGCTGAATGCAATGGTCGAGCAGGTCCGAAATGTGAACGGCCAAGAGGCCATCATCCTTAAGAACGATCCGGAGAAGGGGTGGCACGGAGGCTCGCTGCGAGTCGTCGCGCGGTCGAAGTCTTCGGGTCGTGGTTTTACAGCCGACCTCATCGTCTTAGACGAGGCACAGGAACTGACTGAGGATGCTCTTGAAGCCCTCATGTCGACAGGCTCTGCAGGCCACCTCGGCAACTCCCAAGTGATCTACACGGGCACAGTCCCGGGGCCGAACGCGAATGGGGCGATTTTTGCGCGCATCCGAGATCAAGCTTTGTCGGATCATCCGGGCGCGATGTGCTGGCACGAGTGGAGTCCAGATCCGGATGCTCCGGTGAATCTCGACGATGTCGAATTGTGGAAGGCGACGAATCCGGGCTTCGTCGCAGGTCGAATCAAAAAAGCATTCATCGAGGCAGAGCGACAGGCCCTGAGCGATGAGGGCTTTGCTCGCGAGCGTTTGGGCATGTGGCCTGCGCATGCTGGAGCTTCGCGGGCGATCGACCCGACGACATGGACCGCGTCCACCGCCGACGCTCCAGCCGATGGCATCCGAAGCTTTGCCGTCGCTTTCAGCGCGGACGGGAAGCGGCAGGCCCTCGCAGGAGCCTTGAAGACTGGCAAGGGCTTGGATACGAAATTCCATATCAACGTGATCGATACATTCACCGGCGCGACCGATGACGGCGTATCAGCCGTGGCCTCGTGGCTCGCCGAGCGCAAGGATCGCGCGGCGCAGATCAACCTCGTCGGCGGCTCAGGGGCACTCGCGCTCGCTGATGCTCTCGAGGCTCGAGGCGTCTCAAAACGACTCGTCCACATTATGACGACCAAAGAGTACTTCCAGTCATGTTCGCTGCTTTTTGAGGGGCTGCGGGATGGGCGGATTACTCATCCGGAGGGCGATCCAGAAGACGCGCTCAACAGCTCCGTGGCCGTCTGTGATAAGAAAATTCGTTCGCGCGATGGCTCGTGGGGATGGGAATCCTCGACCCCAGACGGCGACGACACACCGCTAGAGGCAGCGTCTGCAGCCGTCTTGGCTGCGAAAACAACTAAACGTCGACCCGGAAAGAAAGCGAGGGCACTTTGACCGCGAAGAAATTCATGATCGCGACGCCAGTCGCTTTCCAGACCCCAAACGTTTTAGGGCTCACGGGACCCGAGCTAGAAGCCCTCGGACAGCTGATCGAGCTTTGGCGCGTGAAGCAGCCGCGGAACCGCTTGCGTCAGGCCTATCTTGACGGGATCGTTCGTCCCGACAACCTGAATATCGCGGTCCCCGACGACATGGTCGAACAACTCGGAGCCGTGATCGGCTGGCCGCGGAAAGTGGTCTTCGGCCTCTCAGACCTCCTCATCTGGGACGGAGTGACCGCAGCCGGAGGCGAAGAGAATCCCTTCGGTATCAACGACCTGCTCGCGGAGACAAGCTTCGACCTCGAAATCGCGCAGACGATCCCCTCCAGTCTCACTCACAGCGTCGCGTTCCTGACTCTGCGTCAAGGCGTAGGACCGGGGGAGCCTCCTGTGATCATTCAGGGACACTCGGCGGATTGGGCGACAGGCCTCTGGGATCGCGTCCGGCGACGCCTTTCCTACGGTCTGACGATCGATGACGTCGACGACGCTGGCCGACCGACCCGCATGACCTTATATACGGTCGACTCGACATATGTCATCGTGCCTTTCCCCGATGGTCATTGGGAGGTTGTGCATGCCGAGCTACATGGCATCGGCGCGCCAATGATGGAGGCACTGCCTTTCGAGCCTTCTCTTGATCGACCTCTTGGGCGCTCGCGGATCTCGCGCGACGTTATGAGCATCACGCAGCGAGCCATGCGCACTGTCCTGCGTGAGGAGCTTGCGACTGAGCTTTTCACTGCTCCGGGAATTCTCCTCTCCGGCGTTGACTCCGACCTGATTGATGATCTTCGTTCGTGGGACTGGAAACTCGGAACAGTCAAGACCATCTCCAACGGCGAGGAACCCGAGGGACCGAAGGTCACGGTCCTCCCGCAACAGTCTTCGCAGCCTTTCACCGAACAGATGCGCGCGCTGGCGACCGAACTCGCGGGGGTCTCATGCCTGCCTGTCTCCTCGCTTGGCGTCGTGCAAGACAATCCCTCCTCAGCGGAAGCCTTGTACGCCGCTAAAGAGGAGCTGGTTATCAAGGCCAAGAACGCTCAGCGCGTCTACGACGGGGCACTCAGTCGTATTTATATGCACGCGGTTATGCTCCGAGACGGTCTCGACGAAGCACCCGACGGCATCCGGACGCTCGCGACCCGTTGGGGCGATCCTGCCCATCCGTCGATCGTCTCCCAGTCGGACGCGATCGTGAAGCAAGTGGCCGCGATGCCCTGGCTCGCCTCATCGCCTGTGATCCTCGAGGAGCTTGGTTACAGCTCGTCGCAGATCGCGCGCCTCATGTCGGACAAGCGGCGGGCAGAGGCCTCGGGCCTCCTCGAGCGACTCCAATCCGCGCGGCCTGCCCAAGCGAGCGAAGCGCCTGCTCTTGCGGTCGAGGCTCCTGCTCCCGTCTCGGGGGGGCACTAACCACCGAGCAAGCTAAATCCGCTTTCGACGCGCTCGGCGTCGCAGTCCGCGCAGGCGTCGACCCGAATTCTGCTCTCGAGGTCCTCGGAATCCCCGGCGTGAAACTCACCGGGGCAGTCCCCGTATCTCTTCGTCTTCCCGAAGCCGATACGAAGACCCTCGAAGACAAGTAAAGAGAGGAGTGAGGCGCTGTGGATTTCCTCGACGTCCAGAAGCTCGCAGACGCAAACCACAACGCCTCACGCCTCGCTGCTAGTCGAGTGGGGGAGCTGTGGGAGAGTCTCGACGGACTCGACCCAGATACCCTGCGCGATGTCCTCGATGAACTCTTCCCGCGGCTCGTCGAGGAGCAAGCGCAGCTCGCGGCCAGCGCGACTCTCGAGTGGTATGAGGATGCTCGATCGGCTGCAGGCATCAAGAAGGCTTATTCCCCGGAGATGCCAGCAGAGTTGATCGACTACTCGCGCACTAGCAAGATCGTCGAGGAGGCTGTCAGCGCGATCGCGCAGCGCGGACGCCTCGCAGCCGTCGGCATCCTCCAACGCCGAGCCAAGCAGCTCGTGACCTCCGCGGCTCGAGAGACGGGCCTGCACGCCGCTTACCATGACCCAGCGAAGCCGCGATATGCTCGCGTGCCAGCGGGCGCGACAACCTGCGCTTGGTGTCTCATGTGGGCTGGTCGAGGCTTCGTCTACAAGTCCGAAGAGACGGCGCAATTCACACGCTCGCACGCCGACTGCGATTGCCAAATCGTCCCGTCTTGGTCGGATAAACCAATCATTCACGGGTATGACCCGAGTGAATTTGAGGCGATGTATAAGGCCGCTCGTAAAAGTCTCTACGATTTGGGGCTCGCGCGCTTCGACAGCGATCCCCATATGCTCGCGGCTCAGATCCGATCGCTTTTCCCCGATGCCACGAACGACGGCGTCAAGACAAGCTTCATCGACTCGGCGCGGGGCACGTATCTCGTCGACGGAAAGAAGCTGAAGCTCGGCCCGGAGGGAATCCGAGCGAAGCAAAAGCCCTGGCTCAAGACAGGGACCGGGCTTTTCCCCAAGGACTGGAAGGTCACGGATATCGATCGGGCCGTGACTCTCGCGTGGCTGCAGCCCACATCGATCGAGAAAACTGGCAAGACTCTGACGCTCACGAAGCGAGTCAATGACGTCATGGTGCAGGTCGAAGTCGAGGTCGGGAAAACACGCGGCACCATAACCGCAGCACGCGCGCTCGCGGCCACTCCTAATCTTCCCGCTTCTGCATAGACGCGGGCACACCCAAATAATCCCATCCGCATGGAAGGAAACCACTAATGTTCGTAGGAACCACAGCACAGGGGCCTGCAGATGAAAAGACTGTCGAAGCTGCGCAGGCAGCTGCCGACGCTGCTGAATCTACACAGGCCGCAGACTCCTCGGAAACCTCAGCAAAGGCTGAGGCCGAGGCCTCGGCAGACACACCGGCAGACGACGCCGACGAAGCTCCAGAAGAAGGCTGGAAGGCTCACTCCCGCCAGTGGGAGCGACGCGCCAAGGCAGATCGCAAGCAGGTCGAGTCTTTGATGGCCGCTATCTCCGATAAGGACGCGACGATCGAGGGCCTCCGCACTGAAGTCGCTGAACGCCAGCGTGCTGCCGAGCGCGCCGAGAAGATCGCAGCAGCCTCCGCTGAATATGGAGTCCCTGCTGATCTGATCCGAGGAGATACGGACGAGGAAATCGCAGAGTACGCGAAGCGCCTCTCCGAGTGGCGCGGAGAAACTGCCGCGCCTGTGGTTCCGAAGCTCTCAGACTCCGGCGCAGGGGCTTTCCCAGCGCGCCCGGCGAATCTGTCGATCGACGATCAGATTCTTGCCGCGCAAAAGTCCGGAGATTTCAAGGAGTCGTCCCGCTTGAAGGCGATCAAGCTCGCTCAACTGGGACGCGGCTAACCATCCCATCAACACACACTCATTTCTCTTTCTTTAAGGAGTCCTTTCATGGCAACCATTTCCGAAATGGCAACCACTTACAATTGCCCGAACTACGTCGGGGAGCTTTTCAACGCTTCTCCGGAGGACACGCCGCTGCTTTCTGCGATCGGTGGCCTCACCGGCGGAGAATCCGTCGCTTCCACCGTTTTTACGTGGGAAGGCTATGACCTGCGTGATGCTGATGCTACTCGTCAGCGCACTGAAGGTGCCGACGCGACCGCTCTCGAGGCCCGCGCTCGCTTCTCAGCATCCAACGTGCTTGAGATCCATCAGGAAGCCGTTGCGGTTTCTTACACCAAGCTCGGCGCGATCCGTCAGGTTGGCTCCGGCGCTGGCGCAACTCAGGTGGCAACCGGCACCGTGCCCGCCGACGAGCTGGAGTGGCAGGTCGAGCAGAAGTTGAAGGAAATCGCTCGAGACATCGAGAAGTCTTTCCTCACTGGTGTCTTCGCCCAGCCCACCACCAACACCACGCCTCGTAAGACTCGCGGCCTGATCTCAGCGGTCACCACCAACACCGCGACCTCGACCCACAAGGCCTCGCAGCTCACCGAGGACGAAGTCCTCGATCTCATGCAGAAGGTCTGGGCTGCAGGAGGCATCCAGGAATCCGAAACCCGCACGATCATCGTCAACGCCACTCTGAAGCGCGCGCTGTCTCGCATCTTCATCAAGGACGCGAATTTCCGCCAGTCCGACCGACGTCTCGGCGGCGTCAACCTCCAGACCATCGACACCGATTTCGGTACCTGCAACATCATGCTGAACCGATACGCACCGGTTGACAAGCTCGTCGTCGCCTCCCTCGAGCAGCTCAAGCCCGCCTTCCTCGAGGTCCCCGGAAAGGGCCACGTCTTCGCAGAGCCTCTGGCAAAGACTGGCGCCGCAGACAAGGCCCAGATCTACTGCGAGGCAGGCCTGATCTACGGCAACGAAAAGGCGCACGGTGTGCTCACCGTCGCCCAGGGCTGATCAGAAAGGAAGGCAAACGAATGGCTAAGAAGGTAGCAATGACCACACTCACCTGTGAAGCCCATCCTGAGCTGCTCATCACCTATCCGCACGTGGAATTCCACGACGGCATCGCCGAGACCGACGAGGCCACAGCCCAAACCATCATCGACGAACTTGGCGAAGAATACGGCATCGCGCTCGCGGCTTCGGTTTCCGTCGAGGATGCGTCTCCTGTGGAGGAGGCTCCGGCTGAGGTCGTCGAAGGCTAGTAGATAGGAGGGGGAGGCAAATTGCCTAATCCAGAAAGTCAATCTGTGGAGGCGTTTGCCTCCCTCACCGACTACGAGGCCATGTACGGCGCGGTCCCAGCGTCGGATCGGCAGACGATCACCGCGCAGCTCCAGCGGGCTTCCCGGATTGTTCGTGACGAGCTGGCTTACGCGGGTATCGACGTCTACGCCGAGCGGGCCGCGGGGAAGATCCGCGCCGACACTCTCACGGATGTCGTTTGCGACATGGTCAATTATTCAGCTCGTCAGCAAGCTGGAGGCGTCCTCCCCGGAGTGACGCAAGCGACGATGACCGGCGGGCCTTACTCGCAGTCTTATACGCTTTCCAGCCCGGCTGGGAGCCTGTCTTTCACGCGCCTCCATCGCAAGCGGCTAGGGATCCATACGAGTCGCTTCGTGTCGGTCCAAACGATCGGCGGCAAGCGATGATCCACGGCGAGACTGTTCAGATTTCGCGTCCGACGATCGCCTATACCGACGTGTATGGCGAAGCCAATATGGAGTGGCACCTCGCTGAAACCGTCGAGAACGTCTTGGTTGCTCCGGGGAGCACAGCTGATCTTGAGCCGGGGATGCATCCCGACGGAGATACGACGCTCTTGGCTCTTCATTTCCCGAAGACTTTCACCGAGTCTCTCCGCGGCGCGCGCGTCTTCGTGCGCGAAAAGACATGGGAAGTAATCGGTGATCCTCAGCCGTACACCGATCAGAACGTTCCCGGGGCGTGGAATCGCCCGGTCACGGTTCGTCTCGTAGAGGGGTGAAGCGCTGTGGGTAATCAGGTGAAGATCGAGCTGAATAACGCTGCTTTGCGCGAGCTCGCGACTCCCGCAGTCGTCCGCGCTGGCGAGGCGATCGCCAGGGCAGCAGGCCCGGGCTTTGTATTTGACCTCAAGCAAGGCAAGCGACGACCGCACGGAGTTGTTAAAGCGAAGACTTTCGAGGCGCGCCGACGCAACCGCAAGGAAAACGCGCTTCTAAAGGCAGTCGGAGCAGGAAGGGTCTAACAAAATGGATTCAACCGCGCTCCTGCGGGAAATGCTGGAAGCATATCTCTACCCGGTGAAAGCGTTCGTTCAGGTCCCGGATTCGCGGCCTGAAAAATTCGTGACCATCGAGCGCACCGGCGGGAAGATCGATGCGTTCTCAGACTCGCCGACTTTCGCTGTGCAAGCGTGGGCACCGACGAAGGCAGCGGTTGCGGATCTCGCTGAGAAAGCCGCGCGTGTGATCGACAACTGGCCGACGACCGCTCCAGAGGTCGCCGACGCGACTGTCGAATCACTCTACGATTTCGCGGATCCAGACAGCCGGAGTCAGCGATTCCAGCTCACCGTGCATGTCGTCATTTTCAATACGGCACAGTCGTCGGCTGCGCCTCCTCCTCCTATTCCGGAGGGATGGGATGAACTCTGATCCCGGCCTCTCTCCCACACACAGTTTTCCCCTTTTAGAAAGGACACCATCACATGGCACAGTCAACAGCAGGTCTCGTCACTACCGCTAAGCCTCAGAAGGGAGGCGCAGTCTCATCTGCTCCTCTTGGCACTGCGATCCCCGCCGACGCGGCAGCAACGCTGAACGCTGCTTTCGTCAAGCTCGGCTACGTCTCCGAAGACGGCCTCACCAACGGTAACGAAAAGGACTCCGAGGATATTAAGGAATGGGGCGGTGACACTGTCCTCTCCGTCGGCACTGGCCGTAAGGAGACTTTCCAACTGACCTTCATTCAGTCTCTTGATCCTGACGTCCTCAAGGAGGTCTACGGACAGGAGAACGTCAAGATCTCGTCCGGTAACAAACTCGTGACCGTCGATCACAACGCCAAGGACATGCCTCACCGCGTCTTCGTGATCGAGATGATCATGGCCGGAGGCTACATCAAGCGAATCGTCATCCCCGACGGTCAGGTGACCGAGGTCGGCGACGTCGTCTACAAGGCCGGTGAAGCCGTCGGCTACGAGACCACGATCACCGCGTATCCGTCGGCTGTGATCGACGGTTCCACCGCTCGTGAGTACATCGCGGCTGTCTCGGGCGGCGTTCTGCCTGCCTGATCCCGCACACATCATTTCTGATTAATCTCCCGCACAGAAAGAAATAATCACATGGCAATCCACACCATTAAGGGCGTCAAGCTCAACCTCAAGCCTGAGCAATTCGATGACATGGAGCTTCTTGAGCAGCTCGGAGAGATCCAAGACGGGAACCCGTTGGTCTTCCCGAAGGTCATGCTTCGGCTCGCGGGAGGCTCTAAGAAGAAGCGCGATGAGATTTATGACGCTCTGCGCGATAAAGACGGGCGCGTCTCCGTCGAAGCCGCATCCGAATTCTTCATGAAGGCAATGCAGGCTGCAGCCCCAAAATCGCAGTCTTCGCAGGACTAGTCCTCAACTATCCAGACGAGCTGGAAGCGGATTTCATCCGTTACTTCCAGAAATCATGGAGGGACTTCGATTACAAGACAGCGGTCAGGCTGGCGAGTGTAATTGCTCGCCAGCCTGAATCATGGGCGCACCGCGCGGCCAATCCCGATTGGGAGTGGGGAGTCTCAGAACACCTCGAGGCTCACCAAGCAGACGTGCTGATGACGCTCTTGTGGTCGAAGACCAAGGACGCGGCCTCGGGCAGGAATGCTCCGAAGCCGATCCCGCGCCCACACGTGGGCGAACGCGAATCGGTCGAGGCTGTCGAGGAGGTCTCTCCGGAGGCCATCGACGCCTATCTGTCTCTCCCGCGAACCGCGGTCGATCCGGAAGAGACGCAGTGAAAATCTAAATAGAGAGGGTGGACCCAAGTGGCAGAAGCCGGAGCAGACCTCGGAAGCGCGTGGCTCAACGTCGTCCCGTCATTCAACGGAATGAAACGCGAAATCGCGAAGGAACTCGGCGGCGTTGACGTCACTGGATCCACCTCCTCGTGGGGCTCGCGACTCGGCGAATCCCTCACTCGCGGCATCGGCGGCGCTATTGAGACGATCGGGAAGATCGGCCTCGGCGCCACTGCTGCAGCCGTCGGCGGAATCGGCGCTGCCCTCGGCGCGTACATCCCGGAGGCTATCAAGGCCTCGGATGCGACGGATAAATTCCAAAATACCCTGAAATTTGCTGGCGTTGATCCGGGCAAGATCAAAGATCTGACTGCTGCTGCACAGAGCTATGCAGACAAGACGATCTACGACTTGCAAGACATCCAGTCGATGACGTCGAAGCTGGCCGCTAATGGGGTCAAAGGCTTTGACAAATTGGCCGAGGCAGCGGGTAACCTCACCGCAGCCGCTGGCGGCGGAAAGAACGAATTCGCCGCTTTCGGCTATGCGATGGTCCAAGTCAATGCTGCCGGTCGCCTCATGACTCAGGACTGGAATCAAATCGCAAACGCGATCCCCGGTGGCGCGGGCAAAATCATGCAGGCCCTCAAGGATATGGGCGCGTATACCGGGGATTTCCGCGACGCGATGGCGAAGGGAAAAATCTCAGCCGAGGACTTCAACAAGGCGATTACACAGCTCGGCTTTGACGAGGTCGCTATCAAGGCTGCTCAGTCGGCGACGACTTTCGAGGGCGCGTGGGGCAACCTTGAGGCCTCTCTGAATAAAGAGCTGACCGGCTCTCTGCGCGAGGTCAAGAAGCCGATGACCGAGCTGATCAATGCCGTCGCCGACAATCTGGTCCCTCAGCTGGGGGAGAAACTGGCTCCTGCAGCGCAGAGCGCGGCTGGCTGGATCCAGCGTCTAGCAGATTCTGTCAAGAGCGGCGAAACCAACATTAAGAGCTTGAAGGGACAGCTTGAGGCCGTAACAGGTGGCTTCGGAGCGATGCTCGCGGCTGGCGCGGGATTGAAGAATTTCCAGCAAATCGCTGGCTTCTTCGGCGGAATCGACGGCGCACTGGGCAAGGCCTCCGGATCTGTCGTCGATTTCGCCAAGGGAATGCCAGAAGCGGGCAAGTCTCTCGCCTCCCTCAAGAATCTCCCCGGTGAAGTGACCGGCGCTTTCGGCCAAATGTCGAAGCGAGTCTCGGCGGCTCGGTTTGAGATGACCGGCGTATCCGATGGCTTCTTTGACACTCTGTTTGGGGGAACGCGCCTCGGCTCTGCACTCTCGGCGGCTAATGGGAAGCTGTCCTCCGGCATGGGCGTGCTTAAAGGTACGGTCTCGCAGTCCGCGTCTTTCGTGGGGCGTGGATTTGAGGGCGTCGCTGAGCGGATGGCACCTGCGGTCTCTCGGATCGGTGGGGTCGCGTCGTCAATCGGTGGGAAGATTACCGGCCCTCTGGCACCGATTGGTGCGCGTGTGCGCGGAGCGTTCGCGCCTCTTGGCGCTGCTTTCGACGGCTTCGGAGCGAAGCTTTCTGGCCTTGCGCCGAAGGCCAGCCAGTCGCTCGGTAAGCTCGGCGGCTTGTTCGCTCCCGGCAGGATGTTGAAGTTCCTGTCTTTCGGTGGTCTCGCTGCTGCTGCTTTCGCGGGTATCGGTGCGATCGTCCAGCAGGGCGGAGTCGAGTTGGTCGCTCAGATCGGCAAGACCTTGCAGGGTCTGCCAGGGCAGATCGCTTTGTATGGTGAAAAGATCGCCCAAGCTTTGCCCGAGGCCCTCGCGACGGGCACGAATATCGTCACGATGGTCATTAATGCCATCACACAGTCGATGCCGCAGCTGTCGAATGCCTTCGGCAAGATCGTCCCGGCCCTAGTCAAGGGTCTCTCGGACGCGCTCCCGGTTCTCCTGCCCGCTGTCGCTCAGATGCTCACCGCGATCACGACAGCTCTCGTGGAGAACGCGCCGATGCTCATCGAGTCAGGCCTGATGCTCCTTCAGGGCCTCGTGGATGGCATCTTCGCAGCCCTCCCAGTCCTGATCTCAGCTCTCCCGCAGATCATCACGACCTTCATGAATGGTCTCTTGCAGGGGCTTCCTCGAATTCTCGAGATGGGCACGAAGCTGCTCCAGTCAATCATCGACGGAATCTTGCAGACGCTGCCTGCGCTAATCGCGATGCTCCCCCAGATCATCACGACAGTGATCAATGGCTTGGTTCAGGCGCTTCCGCAGATCATTCAGGCAGGCGTCGGCATGCTCAATGCCCTCATCAATGGATTGATCCAAGCGATCCCCATGCTGATCGAAGCCCTACCGACGATCATCACGACAATCGTGGACACGCTCCTCAATAATCTCCCGCAGATCATCGAGGCAGGCATCCAGCTCCTCATCGGAGTGATCACCGGCATCGTGCAGGCAATCCCTCAATTGATCGCGATGCTTCCGCAGATCATCACGACGATCGTCTCCACGCTCGTGCAGAATATTCCGAAGATCATCTCCGCGGGTATTCAGATCCTCGTCGGCCTCGTGACAGGTATCGTGCAGGCGATCCCGCAGATCGGCGGAGCGATCGCGCAAGTCGGCTCGAGCATCATGAGTGCTGTCGCGGGCTTTCCGCGGATGCTCTTTGAGTCCGGTAAGAAGATCATCTCCGGCTTGATCGATGGTATTAAGTCGATGTTCTCGAGCGCGAAGAACGCGGTCTCCGGTTTCTTGTCCGGTATCCGTAACCTCTTGCCCTTCTCTCCCGCGAAGGAAGGGCCTTTCTCCGGACACGGCTGGACGCTCTATTCCGGTATGTCGATCGCTGAGGCGCTCGCGGATGGTATGCAGCGTCGAGGCCACCTCTTCAAGGAAGCTGTCGCCGACACGCTGGCTGAGGGACAGGCTCAAATCCGAGACCTCGAGGCCGGTCAGCTCACTGCCGTCGGCGCGTACCGTCGCGCCTCGATGATGTCCGATTGGACGCTTGGAAAGACGCAGTCTGCTCGCGAGCTGGTCGTCCGCGACGTCAATGACCAATTGGTCGGGCGTATGCGCGTCGAAGCATACGGCGTGACGGGGGATGCTCTTGGGAGCGTCTCGCGCGGGTCTCTTCGCGAACGCATCGGAATCAGTCGCTAATCCCCTCCGCTCTTATACCTATATATAAGGAGTAAATCGCTATGACGTGGTGGTCTGGGTCTTCTGGATACCTCATGGTCGGTATCGATATCTATCAGCATGGGGATCCGAACTCCGGCTCGATCGAGCTGGAGATTGTCTACCGCGTCAAGGCTGATGGCTACGGCCATAACTGGAGCAATGTGCTCCATCGCTGGGGCGAGGTCTCCGGCGATGTTAACTTCTCCTTCTCGTCGGCTCGCGGGGGATACGACGAGAAGGAGATCGCTCGTGAGCGACGCACCTACCGCACCGAGTACGGCAGCGGGCGTCACGTGGAATTTTCCGCGTCGATCGGCCCGATCTGGAATGGAGGCGCGCCACAGCTCACTGTCGGCTGGGATATTCCCGCGAAATCGTGGGGGAACCCGCCGACCCCGACCAATTTCACAGCCGCTTCCCGCGCTGACGGCACTGTCCTCGTCACGTGGGATATGGCAACCGACCCGAATGCGCCCGCCGATTGGCTCGGCGTCGACCGCTGGGATGCCTCGAGCGCTCAGTATCGTCGCCTCGCTAATCTTCCCGCGTCTGCTCGCAGCTGGGTCGACAAAAACGTCCCGGCCAACGACCAATACCGCTGGCGAATCCATGCATGGCGAAATGACGGCGCGGAATCTGGCTGGGTAGAGAATAAAGCTGGCTCGTCTAATACGACTGCTCCCGGCGATCTCTACTCAGTCCCCGGCGCGCCGAAAGACGTCAAAGCCTCGAAGATCACCGGCGGCGCAATCCGAATCACATGGACCAAGACGACTCCCTATCGTGATCAGTGGGGCGTCGAGATCTGGGACGGAGACGCCAAGGTCGGCACAGCTCCCGCAGGCGCGACGTCATGGACGCACTCCTCTTTCAATCCCTCGATTACCCATCAGTATCGTGTCCGTCAGCTAGGACCCGGAGGCCTTGTCTCCCCGTACAGCGAGACCTCCAACTCTGTCTATGTCTTGTCCGTTCCGGGTACTCCCGGAGGCTTGAAGCCGCAGGGGTCGACGATCCCGATGGGCGAGGGCCTGCTTGAGTGGATCCACGCCACTCAAGACACCACAGCGCAGACCAAGGCTCAGATCCGGCTTCGCGCTCGCGGCGCGTCTGACTGGTCTACCTACACGGTCACCGGAGACGCGCAGCAATACAGTCTCGCGGCCTTCGGTGAGGGCACCTACGAGTGGCAGGTGCGTACATGGGGCATGTACAAGCCCACCGAGGAGGCAGGAGCTTCTCCGTGGAGCGCGGTCTCGAGCTTCCTGATCTCCTCGCGTCCAGTCGTCGGAATCCTCACTCCTCAGACGACGATCGACACGAGCGCGCTCTCTGTCTCATGGTCCTATAGCCAGTCGGGCGGGGCGAAGCAGGTCCTCGCGCGAGTCCGAGTCACAGACGCGACAGAGAATCGCGTCGTCGCGGACGAGGCGATCCAGGGCGCAGCAACCTCCTATAAAGTCGCTGAGCGCGCGGCCAATGGTCACGAATATATCGTCGTGGTCTCAGCGCTGTCAGACGAGGGCCTCAGCTCCACCGAAGCGACACGCCGAAGCAAAGTACGATACGCGCCTCCCGAGGCTCCCAAGGTAACGGCTCAGTGGGATGATTCCACCGGCGTCGTCTCCATCGGCATCACCAATCCCGCGCCGAAGGCCGGGAAGACCGTCGCTGCGATCTCCAACCAAGTCGACCGCTCACAAGACGGCGGGCAGACGTGGGAGACGATCGCCTCGTATCTCCCGATCGACGTGACCGTCCAAGACCGCGAAGCTCCCTCCGGCGGGAAAACGCTCTACCGGGTAACAGCGTCCAGCGTCACTCCTTCCTCAGAGTCGACGACAGTCACCGTCACCGCGGCCAGTCGCCAAGTCTGGATCAGCGGAGGCCCAGGATACCGGACCTGCGTCGGCTTCAAGTACGAGCCAGAAGTAACAGTCACACCCAGCCTCCTACACCGCGAGGTGAAGCACTTTGCGGGACGCGCTCGCGGTGTTGAGGTGACGGGTACGGCTGTACAGCGGTCGATCGCGATTAGCGCTGTCCTCACCGACGCTGAGTACGAGACGCACGTGAAGAAGTTGGAGCAACTCGCGGTCTTGCCTGCGCCTTTCTTGTATCGCGATCCTCTGGGGCGTCGGATCTATTGCAGTCTCTCGTCGGTCTCGGCTCCGCGGAGCGTCGGCGGGATCTGGAAAGTCTCGCTGGAGCTTGAGGAGGTTGAAGCGTGAGCCTGACAGGTCATCGGCAGGCGTCTATCGAGGTAATCCTTCTCGACTCTAATGAGCGCGAGAAGGGGCGTCTCGACGGCGTCGAGGGAGGCGAGGTGTCGATGAGCGCGGGCTCGCGGCTCCGCACCTCGGGCAGTCTTAATCTTGTCGATCGCGGGCAGGATATTGATTGGGCGAAAGATCGAGTCAAGATCGTCTACAAGCTCGCGAGCGGGGAAAGCTGGCCTCTCGGCGTCTTCCTCTTCGCCTCCCCGAAGCTCTCATACAGCGAAGGCGGATCGAGCCTCCAAGTCGAGCTGATCTCCAAGCTGTCGTTGCTTGACGGAGATGCTTTTGTCGCTGCCTATCAGACTGTGCCCTCTAATCATCCTCTCGCGCATGTCCGTCACCTCTTGACCGATGTGTCTCCCGTCAATATTGCCGACGGCGGGCCGATGCTCACGTCGTCGATGGTCTGGGATGCAGGCACTCCGAAGCTCACCGCGATTAATGACATCCTCCAAGCGATCGGCTTTTGGTCGCTAACTGTGGGTGCGGGTGGGGCTTTCGAGGCGTCCCCATACGTCGAGCCTTTGCGTCGTGCGAAGGTTTGGGACTTCGTCGAGGGAGAGAATGCCATCCACCTCGCGGATTTCACGCGCGAGCAAGACCTCGCGGCTATCCCGAATCGGTATATCTGTGTCTCCCAGGGCAGCGGCGAGAAAGCGGGATTCGTCGGATACGCCGAGAATCGCGATCCTGCGTCTCCCGCGTCCTATCAAGCTCGAGGCCGCTGGGTCTCAAAAGTCGAAACGGGGGTCGAGGCGGCTAACCAACAGATCATCACGGATCTCGCGAAGCGCCGACTCGCGGCCGCGTCGGGAGCAGTGGGGAAGATTGAGATTCAGCATCTGCCTTTGCCTCTGGCTCCGAATGATTTGGTTGGCTATCGGTCGGGCGGCGTGAGCGTGCTGGCTACTGTGCAGGAGACGCGGATTCAGCTTGAGCCGACAGCGCTGCAGACGACGACCTTGAAGGAGGTAGGACGTTGGTAGAGGATCTCACAGCGTTTCTAGCTGAGCAGCTTGAGGCTGTCGCGGGGATCGCAGGAGAGAAAGTCTCCCTCCGCTGGGGCACTATCTCAGCCGTCAATCCTGTCTCGGTCATCCTTGACGGACAGTCGGCGGCTCTGACGAGTATTGACGTCGTTGGCTCTCCCGTGCAGGGGCAGCGCGTCCCTGTCTTGCTGGCCGCGCGTCGTGCTCTCGTCCTAGCGTCTGGAAGCGCTGCGGCTGTGCAGACGAGTCCTGCGGTTCCCGTGGGCACGGTCATCGACTTCGCGGGGGCATCTGCTCCGGAGGATTACCTGCTCTGCGACGGCGCAACGTATCCAGTCGTGCAGTATCCCCAGCTTGCACAAGTCCTTGGGGGTCGCTTCCGGTTTGGGGACATGTTCCGTGTGCCGGATCTGCGGGGCCGCGTATCGGTTATGGCCGATGGCTCCGGGGAATTCTCGTCGGTCGGTCAGACCGGCGGTGAGAAACGGCATCAGATCACGATCGCGGAGATGCCTGCGCACCGGCACGCGGGCAACGATCGCGGCTGGCACGATCGCCAGAAACGCAACGCGGGCCGTCAGTCTTTTATCTCGCTGAATCAAAACGGGGGATCGTGGATTGGCACGATGGCTAACGATGGTCTGACTCCGGGGGATACGGAGACCGGGCAGACAGGTGGAAGCCAGTCTATGAGCCTGCTCCAGCCGTACTACACAGTGCAGAAGATTATCCGCGCCAAATAAGGAGGAGCACATAGATGGCTAATTTCGTGGATTCCATTACAAAAGCGACGATCGACCTCGCGACTCTGACAGATCGTGATCTCGCGGAGCTGCAGACGATGGCCGAGCGCGAGATTCACCGTCGGTCGGTGATCGCTGAGTCTCCAGAAAAGCTTAAGAGCCTTTTCGAGGAGTACGAGGCCGCGGGAGGCGATCGAGGCCTTCTGCTCGATCGCGTGGATCCGTCGCTTCGCGCTCCCGATCCGTCGACCCTGCCTCCCGCGGTCGACGAGCCTCTCTGATCCCTCCCGACCCAATCCCATCCAATCCCTTTCTAATCCCATCGAAAGAAGGAATCACACAGTGCTAGATCACGACAACGAAGAGGCGCGCGTCCGTCAGATGCCCGAGTTCGGCGACGGCCCAGCAGATCCCAAGACTGGAAACGAGGAGGCCTGACCAATGGCAGATGCACAGCAGGTACTGGACATCGCAGGATCCCAAGTTGGCTACACGCGCTGGGACGATCCGGAAGAAGGCAGCAAATATGGTCGCTGGTATGCGGGAAAGACTGGCTCAGGTTACTTCGGGGCTTCTGGCGTGCCTTTCTGCGCGATGGGCGTATCGTGGGTCCTCGACCAAGCCGGGACGAGCCTTCTCGGCGACGGACGCTTGTACGCTTATGTGCCTTGGATGGTGCGCGACGCTTCACAAGTCGGTCGTCTGATTGGCTTCTATGACATCCAGCCGGGCGACGTCCTGTGTTTCGACTGGGATGGGGACGGCTTGGCCGATCACACTGGCTTTGCCGACTACCGCTCCGGCGAGTACGTCCATACGGTCGAATTCAACACCTCGAATGGCGCGGGCTCGCAGTCCAACGGAGGCGGAGTCTACCGTCGCGTCCGCGCGCACGACGATATTTGCGCGGTCATCCGACCCGCATACGCTCCCGCACCTGCAGGAGACGGCACGCTCACCGTCGATGGCTACTGGGGAGCAGACACGACCCGCAAGCTCCAAGAGATCCTCGGCACGACCGTCGACGGAATCGTCTCCAGCCAAGATGAGGACTATAAGGACGACAATCCCGGCCTCACAACCGGCTGGGAATGGGTCGCGACGCCCGAGGGGAGTGCAGTGATCGAAGCCCTCCAAGCGACGCTCGGCGTCGAACAGGACGGAATCTTCGGACCCGAGACAATCCACGCGCTCGAGGCTCACTATGGCTTTGACCCGGACGAGGGCCTCGAAGCTCCCTCAGCCACCGTCCGCGCACTCCAGCAGGCCATCAACAACGACGCAATCTAAGGAGAGCCATGACAACCGAAATCATCACAATCGCATCAATCCCCGCAATCCTCGCACTCACCAACCTCGCCAAGAGCCTCGGACTCTCAGGCAAGGTCTCGGCCCTCCTCGCTGTTGTATTAGGCGTCGCGCTCGCGGTCGGCCAGTACGAACTCGCGGGGTACGGATGGTATCAGGCAGCTGCCCAGGGCATGATCCTCGGTCTGTCAGCCGCGGGCCTTTACGACGTATCGAAGCTGCAAGTGATCGACTCCGACACGTATGAGGGCGCGCATCGCGCAGGATCGCGGTGACATATAAGTGCTTCCCTCAGCGATTACAGACTTTCTCAGTGCGGATCTCGTCGCGGCGCTCTCCTCCCTCATAGTGATGGGGATCGGCGTCGTGGTCGCGTATCTGAAAGTCGTCCAAAGCAAGATCAACGCCCAGCTGAAAGACCTCCACCGAGGCGTGAGCGAGGTCGGAGACGTCGTCGAGTCCGTGAAAGATCAGACCCACAATGATCACTCGACGAATCTTCGCGATGATATCGACGCACTCGGCGGGAAACTGGACGACGTCAGCGAACTTCTCGCCGACGTCGCGCACACCCAGCAGCTCCAAGGCCAAGAAATCAGTGCTCACGGTAAAGTGCTCGCGCAGCTTCAAGCCGCGCAGCAGCAGGATCGCGCCGAGCGCATCGCGCTAGACTCGCACGCTCACGATGAGCACGAGCGGATCTGGCAGGAGCTGGATCGGATTAAGAAAAAGCTCTGAGCGGGAAAACAGCCCTCTATCTCCGAGAAATCGGGGGTAGAGGGCTGTTTTTGTGCGCTCAGGAGAAAATATTCTCTGAGAGGTCTATTCTCGATAAAAAATATCGATTCTGACCCGCTCAGCAGTTCGGGGGATCTGTGAGCGTTGGAGCGCCCCCATTACGCCCCCAAGTTTTTCTCTATGTCTGTTTCTGCAGGTCAGGCATGGTTGTTTATTGTTTCCCCCCATCTCCAC